ATTCGCCGCCCGATATCCAGGTGCCATCGGAAACTCGCTTCAGGTGCAAATCTGCGGAGGGGCAACGGGAACGACCGATCAGGGCGGCGGCTACACCGCTGCGGGCGTGAAGTTCAGCGATTGGGACTACGCCGATCAGTTCGACCGTGCGCCCAACACCACGGAGTATGTGAGCAATCTCGGCGGTGCCCGTGACGAGTTCCATGTGATCGTCATCGACAAGGGCGGTCTGTTCTCGGGCACTCCAGGCACCGTGCTTGAGCGTTTCCAAGGCGTTTCGATCCTCCCCACGGTGACCGACACCCTCGGCAACAGCCTCTTCTACTACGACAAGATCAACCGTGAGTCGAAGTACATCTTTGCCCTTCCGAAGGACAACTCCACCTCGTTCAGCGACATCTTCGTCGGCGGCACGGGTGCGTGGGCTTCCTCGACGGACAATTGGACTTGGGACGATGCGGCGAATGGCGGCTTGAGCGCAAGCGCAGCCACGAATGTCACGAACGCCTCGTTCGGAGTCGGCGTGTTCAACCTGTTCTCGGGCAACGATGGTGCCACCTCGCTCTCCGACAACTACCAGTACATCGCACTCGGACAGGACCCCGACGACGATCCCGAGGGCTACTACCTGTTCCAAGACTCCGACACGGTCGATGTCAACCTGATCATCGGCGGTCCCGAGAAGACCTTCACTCCCGACACCGATCTCACCACGGCAAAGACCGATCTCGTCGGACCTTCGATCAAGGACATCGTGGATGCCCGCAAGGACTGCGTTGCATTCCTCTCCGTCCCGAACAAGAATCCCAACGACACGGATGCCACCAAGTTGAACCGTGCGCTTCAGTACAGGAACAACATCGGCTCCTCGTCCTACTGCGTCATCGACTCGGGCTACAAGTACCAATACGATGTCTACAACGACACCTACCGTTGGGTGCCGATGAACGGCGACATCGCAGGTCTGTGCGCCCGCTCGGATGCGAACTTCGACCCGTGGTTCAGCCCCGCAGGGTTCAACCGTGGTCAGGTCCGTGGGGTGGTCAAGTTGGCGTTCCAACCCCGTCAGGCGGCTAGGGACACGCTGTACAAGAACAACATCAACCCCGTGGTCACCTTCTCGGGCGAGGGAACCGTCCTCTACGGCGACAAGACCGCCCTGAACAAGTCCTCGGCGTTCGACCGAATCAATGTCCGCCGCCTCTTCATCGTGCTTGAGAAGGCGATCTCGACCGCTGCCAAGTACAGCCTCTTCGAGTTCAACGATGCCTTCACCCGTGCGCAGTTCCGCAGCCTCGTGGAGCCGTTCCTGCGGGATGTCCAAGCCCGCAGGGGTATCTTCGACTTCAAGGTCGTCTGCGACGAGAAGAACAACACCCCCGAGGTGATCGACAGCAACAGGTTCGTGGCGGACATCTACATCAAGCCGAACCGCAGCATCAACTTCATTCAGTTGAACTTCGTCGCCACCAAGACGGGCGTGAACTTCAACGAGTTCGGTGCCTGATTCGTGATGTTGGAAAGCCCGCTACATACGGAGAAGGAGTCCTAAATGTCACAGTTCAGCATCGACGCATTCCGTGCGAACCTCATCAACGGTCTTGCGAGGAACAACCTGTTCCTCGTGCAGGGAAATTTCCCTGGGAACAGCACGGGGGCGATCCAAGGTGCCGCCGCCATCGCAGGTGCGCTGTTCGGCGGTGCGGTCGGAGGTGCGGTGAACCAAGCCGCCGCTGCGGGCGGGGGCAACCCGAGTTCGCAGATTTCCTTCCTCTGCAAGTCGTCGAAGATTCCCAACTCGACCCTGAATGTCAACAACGCCTTCTACATGGGCAGGGCGTTCAAGTATCCAGGCGACAAGACCTTCAACGATTGGTCGATGTCGTGCTACAACGATGGTTCCTACGGTCTGCGCAAGGCGTTCGAGTCGTGGATGAACCTGATGAACACGAACCGAACCAATGTCGGTCCCAACGCCACGGTCGGCTACATGACGGATTGGACGGTCACCCCGCTCACCCGTGAGGGCAACCCCATCGCCCGCTACAAGTTGGTGGGCTGCTTCCCCTCCACCATGAGCGAGGTCACCCTCGACATGGCTGCACAGTCCGAGCCTTCGACCTTCGATGTCACGATTGCGTATCAGTACTTCGAGGTCGAGGGAGTGACCACCTAACCCCTAGGAGGGCATCTACATCATGGAACTCTTTGGCTTTAGCCTTGGGCGGAGCAAGAAGCAGAAGCAGCAGGACAAGGCGGCGAAGTCGTTCGTCGTGCCGACCTTCGACGATGGAGCGATTCCCGTCGAGGCGGGCGGCTTCTACGGTCAGTATGTCGATCTCGACGGCACCGTCCGCAACGACTTTGAACTCACGATGAAGTACCGTGAGATGGCGCAGGACCCCATCGTGGAGGTCGCCATCGACGACATCGTGAACGAGTGCATCATCATGGGCGAGAAGAAGTCGCCCGTGAAGATTCTGCTCGACAGGCTCGACTCGCCCGACTCCGTGAAGCAGAAGATTCACGACGAGTTCCGCAACCTCCTCCGTGTCATGCAGTTCGAGACGAAGGGTGCGGAGATTTTCCGCCGTTGGTATGTGGACGGCAAGATTTTCTTCCACATCATCATCGACGAGGACAACCCGCAGAAGGGCATCATCGAAGTCCGCTATGTCGATCCGATGAACATTCAGAAGATCAGGGAATACAAGAAGGAAACCCTCAAGAACGGCACGAAGATCATCTCGGGCTACAGGGACTTCTTCCTGTACAACAAGGACAATCCCCGTGCGGGCGGCAATGTTGCGGGCATCAAGATCAGCGAGGATGCCATCGCCTTCTGCTCGTCGGGACTCATGGACAGCCGCTACAAGCGCACGGTCGGCTTCCTCCACAAGGCGATCAAGCCGCTGAACCAACTGAGGATGCTTGAGGACGCAATCGTCATCTACCGCATCTCCCGTGCGCCCGAGAGGCGCATCTTCTACATTGATGTCGGCAACCTCCCCAAGACGAAGGCGGAGCAGTATGTCAAGGACCTGATGAACCGCTACCGCAACCGCCTCGTCTACGATGCGGGAACGGGCGAGGTCAGGGACGACAAGAAGTTCATGTCCATGCTTGAGGACTATTGGCTTCCCCGCCGTGAGGGCAGCAAGGGAACGGAGATCACCACCCTACAGGGCGGTGCGAACCTCGGTGAACTCACCGATGTCATCTACTTTCAGAAGAAACTCTACCGCTCCCTCTGCGTCCCCGCTAGCCGCCTTGAGCAGGACAAGTCGTTCCACCTAGGTCGCTCGACGGAGATCACCCGTGACGAGGTGAGGTTCACCAAGTTCGTCCACAGGCTCCGCACCAAGTTCAGCGAACTCTTCTTCGACATCCTCAAGAAGCAGTTGATCCTCAAGAAGATCATCACGCAGGACGAGTGGCTTGAGATGAAGGAGGCGATCTACTTCGACTTCCTCAAGGACAACCTGTTCACGGAACTGAAGAACGCCGAACTCCGCAAGCAGCAGGTCGAGGAGTTGGGGAACATCAAAGCCTACATAGGTAAGTACTACTCTCACCTTTGGGTGCGCAAGAATGTCCTCAACATGAGCGAAGCCGACATCAAGCAGATGGACAAGGAGATCGAAGCCGAGCGCAATGCGGGCAAGATCGAACCCGACAACAGTCAATTCGGGCTTCAATGATCGGGAACAGGGGAACGGATGGGAAGGGACGAACCTCAACCTCTCGCCATGGCAATCGACGCTTTGGGTCAGTCGGACCCGACTGCGTTCAGGGATGCCGTCCATGCCGCCCTCCGTGCGAGGGTGCGCTCTAGCCTCGGCGGCATGAAGGCTGCGGTGTCGGAGTCCATCCTCGGGGAGAACCTCACGGGTGCCCCCTCGGCTCCACCCGCCACCAAGCCGATCAAGGCGGGCGACCTTCGCATCGTCCCCACCGCTGCGGGTGCCGCCAAGGACGACATCACGCTTGACCCGAACTTCGAGAAGGAGTTCTTCGTCAAGACGATCCCGTACAAGAATCAGAAGATCACGATCAAGCAGTTGGGGACGGGCTTCGGCAAGCCGATCCGCATCTACATCAACGACAGGCGTTGGGAGTTCTTCCCAGGTCCCAAGGTCGGCATCAAGGCTGCGCAGACCTACATCGACGAGTTGATGAAGGATGTGAAGAAGGACCCGCAACTCGCACAGGCGATGACTGCGCAGATCAAGCAGGACAAGGCTGCGGGAGTCTCCACCGTCCCCGCCGCCGTCGATGCGGGCAAGCCGAACGAGGTCGCTGACGCTGCGGTCAAGCATGCGGATGCGCAACTCAAGCACAAGGAAC